GCTGACTTAAAAGGTGTAAGAGCATTTAGAATCTTATCTGCTTCTACTGATGTAACTATTCCAAAATGGACTACAGTATCAGGAACAGATGTATCTTTCGTTATTGCAAAAAGTTCAACTACAGTTGATACTGAATTAAGTGGATCTATAGTATACCACAAACAACCAGTTGACAACGACAGAGGTGACTTTGAAGCTTCAGGAGGAGACGGTAACAACGTTGCGCCTTCTATCGCAATACCATCTATTGATGTTAAATTAGCTAGTGAAGCAATTGTTGCTAAGACTAGAAAATTAAAAGCACAATGGACACCAGAATTTGCACAAGACCTTAACGCTTACCACAGTATTGATGCTGAAGCGGAATTAACTTCTTTATTATCTGAATATATCTCAATGGAGATTGACTTAGAGATTTTAGATATGTTAATCCAAGATGCTAACACTACTGAAAGATGGTCAGCTGCGTCTAACAAAAACTGGAACGGAACTGCATGGGCAACTAGCGCAGTAGACGGTGGTGGATTCTACAATACTCAAGGACAATGGTTCCAAACTTTAGGAACTAAAATCCAAAAAGTATCTAACAAGATTCACCAAAAAACTCTTAGAGGTGGAGCAAACTTCCTAGTATGTTCTCCAAACGTTGCAACTATCTTAGAATCAATTCCAGGATATGCTGCTAACACAGATGGAAACCAAGAAGAGTTTAATATGGGTGTACAAAGAGTTGGTTCGTTAGCGAACAGATTCAAAGTATACAAGAATCCATACATGACTGAGAACATTATCTTAATGGGATACAGAGGTTCACAATTCCTAGAAACAGGAGCTGTATATGCACCATATGTACCATTAATGATGACTCCTCTAGTATATGATCCGGACACTTTCACACCAAGAAAAGGTCTAATGACAAGATATGCTAAGAAGATGATCAGACCAGAATTTTACGGTAAAATCTTTGTATCTGACTTAAGTTCGATCTAGAATTTACTTAAATTCTTAATAAGAAAGAGAGGTCCTAATGGGCCTCTTTTTTTTTGTACTATTTATATAAAAACGGTAAGGTATGGCGGAAATAAAAATATGGGACGGTACAGCTACATTCTCTGCTGGCATGACTCCATTTGGATTCTATGACAGTGATGCTGAATTTGCTTCAGAAGCAGTAAAAGTATCTAAATTTTGTGCTACAAGACTCGGATATCCTATGATGGATGTAGAGTTACAATCAGGCTCTTTCTTTGCATGCTTTGAAGAAGCAGTAACAACTTACGGTAACTTAGTATTTCAATATAAGATCAGAGAGAATTATATCTCTATGGAAGGAGCTTCTAGTACTACTAGTGCTAATAGTCAGATAGTTAATCCTTCTTTACAGAGAATGATTAAAATAAGCCAAGAATACGGTACAGAAGCAGAAGTAGGTGGTAATGTAACCAGATATACTGGTTCTTTAGCATTAACTCAATCAGTCCAGAACTACGACTTAGATGCTTGGGCAGTTGAACAAGGTATAACCGGTAGTATAGAAGTAAGAAGAGTCTTTTATGAATCTCCTCCTGCTATTATGAGGTACTTTGACCCTTATGCTGGTACTGGTACTGGAATTCAATCATTAATGGATGCTTTTGACTTTGGATCTATGAGTCCAGGTATAAATTTCTTATTGATGCCTGCATCATATGACATACTTAAAGTTCAAGCTATAGAATTTAATGATCAAATAAGACGTTCATCCTATTCATTTGAAATGGTTAATAATAAACTAAAGATATTTCCGGTACCTAAGAAAGCAGGGAGTTTATATTTTGAATATTATGAGACAGATGATAAAGCAGATGCAGTAACTGAAGATGGAACAAATAAAATAACTAATGTAGGAGAAGTACCATATGACAATCCAACATTCTTAAAGATAAATACACCAGGTAGAGACTGGATATACAGATACACTTTAGCATTATCTAAAGAATTACTTGCTTATGTACGTGGAAAGTATCAAACAGTACCGGTACCTGGTTCTGAAGCTACTTTAAACCAAGCAGACTTACTAACTGATGCTAGAGCAGAAAAAGAAAAGCTATTAACTGAGTTAACAGAGCTATTACAGGTAGTATCTAGACAAAGTCAGCTAGAATCACAAGCTGCTCAAACAGATGCTTTAAATACTACACTTAAAGGTGTACCAATGACAATTTTTGTAGGATAATGAAGTTAATGCAGATACTTAGTGAGGTTCAATATAATACTTATGAAGCAATGGTACAAGTAATGTATGAAGACGGTAGTGATAAGACACAGATAGTTGACTTAATAAGAGCTTTACCAGGTATTACTACAGTAACAGTAGCTGATAGTACAATGGAGAACGTAGAAACATTAAAAATAAAACTTATTACACAGAAAAGCGCTGAAGAAGCTTTTGAATCGCTGAAAAATACAGCTATGTCAAAGTATCCTAACGTAAAGCTTGTTAAAATAGGTAAACAAACAATAGAAAAGGTATAATGCTATTTGGATCTAACAGAGACTTTAACTTATTAGTAGGTATCAATCGAGAACTACTTAAAGATGTAGTAGAACAAGAGATTCTATACTATAAGTTTAATATAGAAGATACAGAAGTAAATATATACGGAGAAGGTTTAACTAAATCGTTTTTTGAACCGTTAAAGCTCAATTGCCTTGTAACTAGAGGTGATCAAGTAGTAACATCTGACGATTTTGGACCTGATTTAAGTAGAGAAGCATCCTTTGCACTGTTAAGACAAGATTTAGAAGACGTTTCAACAGTACCTGAGGTAGGTGATATATTAAATTGGCAAGAAGACTATTATGTAGTAGATACTATTAGAGAGAACCAATTATTCCTTGGGAGAGATAAGAGTTATAACTTATCTAGCTACGGAAGTCAATTTGGTACCTCTATATCATTAATATTAGACTGTCATATGACCAGGAGAGAGCAAACTGGTATAACTTTTGCTCAAAATCAAGAATACTAAAGATATGAAAATAAAAGACATACTTAAGGAAGAACCACAAGGAGGAAGGTTAGTAAACAAACGTGTGGATCCAGATACAGGTGCAATTTCTCACGATGTAAGATATAATAACATATACTACTTAAGAAAAGAGGTGGAAGAGCTGAATGATGCATTTAAAGAGACTATTGAAGACCATCCTCAAGATGATAAACTATTTCAGCTATTTAATATCTATTCTAAATTCAAAAGAGCTTTTAAAACTCATGTAAATAGAAAATATGGCAGGGAGTAATAAACCTTTACCAAAGAATCAACAACAATTATCTCAAGACTCTATAAAAACTTATGGAGTAGAAGCGTATAGTGGATCTAAACAACCAATAAACGATCTTAAAAAGAGAGAATTACAGAGATCAGTAAAGGATGATAATGTAAAAAGGTTTGAAATAGGGTTAAAAGATATAGATGAAGCTATATTTTACTACTTTACTAATGTAATTAAACCTTCAGTACTACAAAACGGTGCTACAAAAGCTGTTCCTGTACTATATGGATCACCAGAACGTTGGCATTCAGTACAAAAGGATGGATACTATAGAGATAGAAATGGAAAAATACAACTTCCATTGATAATGATAAAGAGAGACAGTGTTGAGAAGAATAGACAGCTAGGAAATAAGATGGATGCTAACTTACCTACACAATTTGGCGTATTTGAAAAGACATATAGTAAGAAAAACACTTACGATAGGTTTTCTGCTCTGAATAACAGATCAATTGCTAAAGAATATCAGGGAGTAGTAATGCCAGACTATGTAAATATAGTTTATTCTTGTGTAATGTTCACACAATACGTTGCTCAAATGAATAAATTAGTGGAAAACATCAATTATGCTTCAGATGCATATTGGGGAGACCCAGAAAAGTTTAGTTTTAGAGCTATGATAGATAATTATAGCACTATAACCGAGTTAGCACAGGGTCAAGATAGATTAGTTAAAACAGAATTTAGTATTAACCTACTAGGACACTTAGTTCCGAATGGAATTAATACACTTCAACAGGGGTCTATGAAATTCTTTAATAAAGCTGCTGTATTATTTGGTGCAGAAACAGTTAAGGATATAAATGATATATAATAT